TGCATCACGCTATGAGCCAGTGCGTAAGCAGATAGAACTGTATGATAGTACAGGTAAGGACATGGGATGGGTTGAGGCTATCATCAAGGCTTACAAGCCTGACATAGTAGTGCTGGATATGGGTGATAAGTTTGCCGTTAAGAACAGCGACAAGTCTGATGTCTATCTTAAGAACGCTGCCATCCACGCACGTAACATATCTAAGCAGTACGACTGCGCTATCATATGGATGTCACAACTATCAGCAGACGCTGAAGGTAAGATCAATGTAGATCAATCTATGCTGGAAGGAAGTAAGACAGGTAAGGCAGCAGAAGCAGATCTTATGGTGTTGATTTCTAAGAATCCTGTACTTGATGTATCAGATGATGATGCAGATGATTCACAAAGGTACTTGATTATTGCAAAGAATAAGCTTAAGGGTGGTTGGCACGGTAAGATTACGTGTGAATTAGATGGAGCTAGGGCACAGTACCTAGCATAGAGAGGGGCGACAATGGAATTAGTTCTTGATGTAGAGAATACTGTCACACATAGAGGTGGTAAGATGCACCTTGATCCTTTTGAGGAAACCAATAAGCTTGTACAGGTAGGTGTACAGGAAGTTATATCAGGCAGTCAGGACATCTATAACTTTGATCACGTTGAAGCACATGACTATGATGGGTCACAAGCTAAGCAACTCCAGACTAAGCTGGATGCAGCTACCCTATTGATACTACACAATGCACAGCATGACATGCCGTGGCTATGGGAGAGTGGCTTCAAGTACACTGGTCCTATATACGACACTATGTTAGCTGAATACGTCTTGATGAGGGGTAATCACATAGAGATGACAGCTACTGGTTCCTTCAAGAAGAAGTCCATTAGCTTAGCTAACTGTGCGCTACGCCGTAACCTAGACTTTCAGAAGGATGATACCCTAAAGACTTACTTCAAGGAGGGATACAACACTAACGAGATACCACTGAAGGAACTTACTTACTACCTACAGTGTGACCTATCTACCACACGGGCATTATATGTGGCGTTACAGGAGGACTACGCCAAGCCTGATTCAGAATCACTTATCAACATCCGTGACATCACGTTCAAGGTATGCTTGAGCCTGTCTCGTATGTATTCCTCTGGCCTTAAGGTAGACTTGAAGGCTCTAGAATCTGTGCGTACTGAGTTTGAGACAGAGAAGGCTGACATAGAGGAGAGACTACAGACTAAGGTACGCAAGCTTATGGGTGACACACCAGTAAACCTTAACAGCCCAGCGCAGATGTCTGAGGTAGTGTACAGTTGTAAGCCTATAAACAAAAAGGAATGGGCACTACTGTTTGAGTTCACTAAGACAGACAAGGAGTATAGGGATGCAGTCAAGGCCAACACAACCTACATTCATAAGACCTCTGCCTTTACATGCCCTGTCTGTAATGGTACGGGCAGTGTACATAAAGTAAGGAAGGATGGAACAAAGTATGCAAGGCCTAACAAATGTAAGGATTGTGAGGCTAGAGGCTACCAACTAAAGAAGTCTAATGAAATGGCAGGGCTAGGCTTCATGCCACCCAATAAGAAGTGGGTCAGTGCTAATGGTTTTAGTACAGGTAAGGATAATCTTTCTACCCTTATGACTACAGCTAAGGCTAACAACATGGACAGTGCCTTAGACTTCCTTAAGGATCTCAAACGCCTGTCAGCTATATCAAGTTACCTGTCATCATTCGTAGAGGGCATATCTGTATACACAAAGAAGGATGGATACCTTCACGTTGGTCTTACTCAACACATCACCAGCACAGGTAGGTTCTCAGGACGCAACCCTAACATGCAGAACATGCCACGAGGTGGTACGTTTCCAGTAAAGAAGGTGTTCGTGTCGCGCTGGGATGGGGGACAAATCATGGAAGCTGACTTTGCTCAGCTAGAATTTCGTGTAGCAGCATTCTTATCACAGGACGCATTAGCTATAGCAGAGATTGCATCAGGGTTTGATGTACACAGCTACACAGCTAAGGTTATCAGTGATGCAGGGCAGGCAACGACTAGGCAGGAAGCTAAGGAGCACACCTTCGCACCCCTGTTTGGAGCTACAGGTTATGGACGCACACCTTCAGAGGCAGCGTACTATCATCACTTCATAGAGAAGTATGAGGGCATTGCTGCTTGGCATAAGAGGCTAGGCAATGAGGCAGTACGGTATCAAAAGATTACTAATGTAGGTGGCAGGCAGTACGCCTTCCCCGGTACAGAGAGGAGGCCTAATGGTTTACCAACTAACTTTACTATGATAAAGAACTACCCAGTGCAGGGGTTTGCAACAGGGGATGTAGTACCTGCAGTACTTGTGGAGCTAGAGAGTAGGCTCATGCCTATGAGGTCTACACTGGTCAACAGTGTGCATGACTCCATGGTCATAGACATACATCCCTACGAGACAGATCAGGTGATAGAGATCATTAACTCTATGAACATGGACTTGAACCAAATCATCTATGACTACTACAAAGTCAAGATGAATGTACCTCTATTATTAGAGGCAAAGATTGGCCCTAATTGGCTTGACACGCATGACGTATGAGGTTATAACTTAGCTTCACATAACAAATATGATTGATAAAGGATCACTAATATGACAACAGATGTAGCACTTAAAGTAGACGGTATGTCCCTAGCTGAAGCTATGGGTATCAGCACAGGCGGCGGTGGTAGTACCACACAGTCCTCCTTGGCTCGTGTAAATCAAGTACACTCAGCCCTCACAGTAACAGATGCAGAGGGTGACGATGTTATCAAGGTTCCAGTTGGTGCCTACAAGGTAACACTACCTGATGGTGAGGTTGTGTACAGTAAGACAATCTCTACACGTATCTTCTCACAGCGACACCAGTGGCAAAAGTGGGATGCAGAAGCTAAGGCTATGCATAAGACATTGCTGGCAGCTAACCTTAACGCAGACTTAAAGGATACAACAGGTAGGTTTAACCTTGGGCGTCCATCAGGATACATCAAAGACTTTCAGTCCTTGCCTGAGGAGATGAAGACTATTATCCGTAGTGTTAAGCGGGTCAGGGTTATGCTTGGTGTACTAAAGCTAGACAAACCTACTGATGATATGGGTAACGCAATCAATGGTATGGATGCTGAGATGCCATTCGTAATGGATGTTAAGAACAATGAGTCCATGAAGGCTATGGATGCAGCAATCAACCAGATCATTAGTAAGAAGCTTACCCCTGTTGAGCATACTCTTAAGCTAGGCAGTGCTAAGCGTGACCTACCATCTGGTGGTAAGTACGCTATCATTGTACCTTCATTGGGTGAGCAGGTTCCTTATGGCTCAGACGATAGTAGTATCCTTCAAGACTTTATTGATTGGATCAAGGGTACTAATACTTGGATTGAAGGCAAGCACACAGAAGCTTCTGATGGTAGACTGTCTGCTGCTGATGCAGAGATGGTAGGTTCTATCGTAGAAGTGCGAGAGTTTGAGGGATGATACACCCCGCTGAGCTATCAGTACACGCATACTTGCGGTCAGCTATTAATGGCGAAGCAAGCATGAGTGAAGATATAATACAGCAAGTAGCCACGGATGTGGCTGCTGCACTTAACAAGCAGTTCAATGGTGGCCCTCGTGATGAGTTTCGTTTGCGTATGTCCAACATTGGTAGGCCTAGATGTCAGCTTTGGTTCGCTAAGAATTACCCTGAGACTGACGTGCAAAAGCCTACCTCCTTCATGCTTAACATGCTGATGGGTGATTGGACTGAGGCTATGTTTAAAGGGGTACTACGTGCTGCTGGTGTTGACTTTGGTGACAACGATAAGGTTGCACTTAAGGTAGGTGATGCCACCATCAATGGTGAGTATGACATGGTGTTGGATGGTAAGGTAGATGATGTTAAATCAACTACACCTTACGGTTACGACAACAAGTTTGCCAGCTACGATTCATTGGCTTACTCTGATGACTTTGGTTATGTATCACAGCTTATAGGATACGCCGTTGCATCAGGTAATGATGTTGGTGGTTGGTGGGTGATCAACAAAGTGAATGGTCAATTCAAATATGTAACAGCAGAGACTGCTGATGTTGAAGAGGTGATGGCTTCTATCAAAGGTACAGTTGACTACATAAATAATGATGAACCCTTTGAGCGTTGCTTTGAGGCAGTGCCAGAGACATTCAGAAAGAAAGCTAGTGGCAACCTTAAACTTTGTAAGACTTGCTCATGGTGTGATCACAAAAAGAAGTGTTGGCCTGAGCTAAAAGAACTACCCTCTAAGGTATACACAGGATCAAAGGCACCACCCTTAGTAGAATACATTTCAATAGAAGGATAAGAAAGAACATGACTAAGATTACACTAGACAATATTGAGTATGACTCAGAAGACTTCTCAGATAATCAAACAGGAATCTTACAGGAGATTCAATACAATGGTAAAGTAAAGCAGCAGTTAGAGTATCAACTGCATAGTATATCTATTGTAGGTAACGGTTTAGTAGATCGTCTTAAGAAGTCACTGGTTAGTGAAACTATTCCAGACGAAGATGCCAGCAACTAAACGATATCACGCTAAAGGTAAGTACAGGAGTGGCCTAGAGAAAGACACTGCTCTTGTACTTACTAAGTGTCAGAAGACTGTACGCTATGAGCAGTTGAAGATAGAGTGGGAAGACTTACACTATCGCACTTACACACCTGACTTTCAATTAGACAATGGAATACTAATTGAGACAAAGGGAATATTTGATTCTGAGGATAGAAATAAACATATAGCTGTACGTAAGCAACACCCTGAGTTAGACATTAGGTTTGTATTTAGTAACGCTAAGGCTAAGCTTTATAAGGGCGCTAAGTCTAGGTACTCTGAATGGTGTGATAAGCAAGGGTTCCTGTGGTCACATAGAGTTATACCTGAGGCTTGGCTTAAAGAAACAGGGGATGTAATCAAAGTAGATCGTATCCCTCTTAAGACAGAGAAGATAAAACGATGACATATGAGCTAGGAGATGACGAGGTTGCTTTTATTATTAGTCCTACAAGTAAGACTTCACTAGAAGGATGGGATGGTACGGTATCTACAGGGATAGCAGTCGGTGATAACTTTCGCCACTCAGAAGATGTACTACATGATTTAGTTTATGTAGCTACCTTGTGTAGTGCCTTCTTAGATTTGATGGAAGAGGATGAGTCTATTATGGATAGGGTTACTAATCATAGACGCTTCTTACTAATGCAAGAAATTAATAAGAGGGCAGAGGAAGATAAGCCTTTACAAAAGTCCAACGGTAAGGTAATAAACTTCAACGAGTATACAAAAACGAAGGGTAATGCATGACCAAGTTTGATCCAGTGGAACGTCCTGCCCACTATAACATGG